TGTTTAACTGCTTCAGTTAATTTTATCTTAGTAATATCATCTTTAACTTTAGGTATATGAGTTTTTAATTCTTTTTTAATCTTCATAGATTCTTCATCAACAGAATCACGTAAAGAATTTGTATTACTTACATTATTAATGTAACTCTTCAATAAACTTTTTTGTGATTCATTCAATGTTTTATATTTTTGATTAAATTTATCTACAAGAATCTGATACGCGAGTAATCTTAAATCTTTATCTTTTTTAGAATATTCTTTTAAAACTTTTTCTTTTATTTCTTTTTCACTAACTTTTTTACTTGTAATATGTTCTAAAACAGTAAATTTTGAGCTAACAATATGATCTGGTTTAAATTCTTCTTGAGAAGTTTCAGATTGAAATACATTATATATAGAAGCTAACACTCTATAATTTGATATCCGACCATTAAAAAAGTCTGTTGCGTTATAATTCTCTTTAATTTCTTTAATAAGATTATATTTTTCACGTCTTAAAGCAGAATTATTTAATTTCTGTCTTGATTTAACTACAGCGTCAAGTAAATGACTTGCCTTATTTTCAGATTCATAATGTTTTTCTGAAAGGATCTGATATAATTGAAGTTCTTTACCTAGTTCAGTATTTTCATTAAAATAACTTTTAACAATTTTAACTGATTTAGTACTTTTACCTGCTAATACATCTGCTGTTATTTGTCTTGTTAATAATTCAAAAAGAATACCTGTATTCTTTATTTTAGAATGTTTCAATTTTCGAGCCATTGTAAATTACTCCAATTTCTATTATACTTTCTCATAAATAAATATAAAGTTAAATAATAATTATTCATTTGACACACCTTTAGTTGATGAACTTACTTCTTCTTTATACTCTTTTTCTAATTCTGATACTTCTGTTATGATTTCTTTATCTTTTTTACCGAAATTCATCGATTTTTTAAGTGAATCATACTGTGCTAAAGCTAATGTTTTACCATATTTACGAGAACCACTACCACCTTTTCGTTTATCGTGAGCTCCTAACGGATCTCGTCCTCTCGCACTACCATCTTTTCCGTAATGTGGAACTTCTTTTGGTCTACCTGCACCATCCCATCCACCTTCAGGTGAACCACCTTCGGGTCCTAAATCATTCAATTCATGACCAGTTCTACCCATAGCTAAATCAGATGGTGTTCCTTGTGATTCTCCACTCTTAGCAGGATCATTACCTTCTGTTTGAATTTGTTCTCTTCTAAATTTTTGTTTATAATCATATACTATAGCATCGTCTTCATGTTTAATCTCTTCTTCAGTAAATCCAAAAATATTTTTATAAATCCATTCTGAAGAAACTAAACCGTCTTGTAACATTGAAGATGCCAATGAAGTTTTATTATTCCATAATTCAACTTTTTCTTCTTCATAAATTGTAGATGGGTTTGTTAAATTAAGTTCAAAATTAACTAAATCTGCATCTTGATAACCTTGTGCATATAAATGAACAATAGCAATCTTAGTTAACTCAGATAGAGTTATTCTTTGTATACGTTCAATTGTTCTAGCAAAACGAACATCTTCTGCTGCTAATGTTGCTTTACTACCAACTGCCTCATCATATCCAAGAAATGCTTTAGGTATTCTTAATGAAGCTAAAAGTTTATTTTTAAGATATTCAATATCTTCTGTTGCTTCATAAGTCAAACCTGGAAGGGAATCTATACTTGTTCCACTATCACCTCCGCGAACAGGTAAAAAGAAATCTTCAGTTATATTTTGCATATTATATTTTAAATTATACTCACCGTCATCATCAACAACAGGTGCTTTCTTCATTTTATTAATAACTTGTTGCATATAATTGTCAACTTCAGCTGGTGGTATATTTCCGATATCTAATTTAAATATTCTCTTTTCTGGTGCTCTCATAATTCTATGAATCAACATAGCATCTTCCATAAGAGTTAATTGTTTCCAAATCTTACGACCACCTTCAATTTGTGATTTACCATATGGTAGATAGTTAGAATCAGAAAGTAATCTAAAATGTGCTACTTCATAATTTTCTAATTCTTCTCTTGTTGCTGAACGTTCAGGTTTATATCTATGTTCACTAGTTGCTGATTCAATTAAATATTTTACATATTCTGGGTTTTCAGGGTCTAATCCCTCTATTCTTGATACATCATAAACAGACAACGGAACTACATTTGTAATACCGTATTTTTCATCTATTTGTAAGTGTAAAAAGAAGTCACCATATTTACACATATTACGAATCCATGGCCATAGATTAAATTCTATATTAACAATGTCATAAAATAAATTATGTAATATTTGTTTTATATTTTGATTATCAGTTTTAATTTCTAAAACATCACCATATTCAGATTTCATTGTAGATTCATCTGCATAAATATCAAGTGCTGAAGAAACAATTGCATCACTATCCATAGATTCATAATCTTTAAAAAGATTCAATCTCATTGATTTTGTTAATAATGAATCTGAATATCCACTTAAACCGGCACCAGTAAATATTTTTTGATATCTATCAACAAGATTCTGTTTTGCAAAAGCTTGTGAACGACTTGTATCAGAAACTCTTAATCGTTTTCCACCTACATTTCTTACTATTACATTAGTTGAAAATAATCTTTGTAATCTTGATCTTAGACTTGTATCAGCCATTTTTTACCTCTTTAATTAACTAACCACTCTAATGATTCTTTTTCTTTATTTATTTCCATAACCCAAGAATCATTTTGGTTATCTGTTGGTGTATAAACACCTTGGTTTGATGTTATACTATTAATTGCTTTCTTTTGTAACTCAACACCTTCTGCTCTCAATCTTAAAGCAGTTTCTCTTATCCATAATCCCATTGCATATGACATTACTAAATCGTCATTGTAACCACTCATAGCTTCTGCTCTATTTCCATTATATATAAATACAAACAATTCATCAATTAATCTATTTGAATGTACAGTTACTAATTTCTCTCTAAAAAATTCTTCTAGCTTTGCAACAACTAATGGTCTTGTTTTTTGTGTCAAAGTAAATCCTGGAATTAATTGTTTTTCTGTTCTATTAATTTTATTATTAATATGTCTTTGTGTATCTACTACTCTTAAATCTTTACTCATATAAAATAAATTTTCATATTCTCTATCAATACATTGTTGTATTGCTGCCCAACCAATGTTGTTATTCTCAACAACAAGTAATGCATTATTATATTCTGTAGAAATATTCACTAACAGATTACCATAATCTCTTGTTGACATTCTACCTTTATATTCAGCTACTTGTTCTAAACTTTCTACATCTAAAACGTGAAATGCAGAATAGTCTGTAGCATCTCCTCTACTAACGTCAGCACATACTATATAATCTTTTGTGTAATTTGGTGGTTCCCAAATCCAAACATTACTATCAACACCTCTTTTTTCAATTGGTTCTTTAACTTGAGTATTTCTATATTCTTCTAAAATAACACCATCAACTACAGATTGACCAGAAGTGATAAAGTCACAATCACATTCTTGAGCTGCTAATGACGGTCCTAACAATTTATCTTGGTCATCTCTCCACTCTTGTTCTCTGTCTGGATGTACTGTCCAATGAAGTTTAATAAAATTGAAGTCATTTAATTTATCTTCAGCGTCCATCCAAGTTCTATGAAACCAGTTACCAACACCGTTTGGTGTAGAAAGTGCTAAACATTGACCACCAGTTGATAACGTCTGTGAAGCTGCAGCCCATATTCCATCTATTTTATCAATAAATGCTGCTTCATCTAATACTAATAATGAAAGTGCTTCAGAACGACCAGCCTCTTCACCACTCGCAACAGCTTTTATTTGAGAACCGTTCTTATATCTTAAACTCAATTTGTTATCTTCAACACATTTCTGTTTTAACCAGTTTGGTAAGTTTGCATGCATCACACGAACTTTTGTTACTAAATTTTTTGCTACTTCTTGTTTCGTAGCAATAACCAAGATGTTTTTATCTTGATGAAATGTCATCATCCATAAAGAGTATCCGGCTGTAAGAGTAGATATACCTAACTGTCTAGCTTTTAAAATAATATTAAAGCGATGTTGTACAAAATCTTCTATTGTTTTTTCTTGAAAGTTGTATAAATGAAAAGGTATTTTTCCCTTTATTGGGTGTTGTATCACACAATACTTTCTCAAGAAATAAACAGGATCAGAAGCACATTTTACATACTCCTGTTTGATTACATCTTTTAGTTGTCCTTTTGAATTTCGGTTCATATTATATTATGACACTAATGTTACCATTTGAAGTTGCAATTCTTTTTAAATGATATTTGTAAGTAGTCTTTGTATTTAAATTAGAT